ACCCTTTACGGCAAGGAGATAACCAACTGGGTAGCGTCGCTGTTCAAAGGTAAAACGACGATAGACGCCTCTGCCGCTGCACTCGAACGCTTTAATTCCGCTATGGCTCAAGGTTCGGTGTCGGCTCAATCCGAATTAACCAAATTGAATCTGCTGTATAGGGCTGCGACAGACCTTTCCAAGCCCTATGAAGAAAGAGCCGAAGCGGTCAAGAAGTTGCAGGACATCTACCCGGCTTACTTCGGTAATATGGCCGCAGAACAGGTTATGGTCGGGAATGCTGTCGGCGCTTATGAGAATCTGCGCGATGCAATTATTGAGGTCGCAAAGGCGAAAGCCGCAGAAAAAATCATCACCGAAAATCAAGAAAATATAAATCTGCTTGAGGCTACAGGAAATGCATATAAAGATTATGTAAGCGCCTATAAAGATTATGAAGATGCATGGAATAATCAGCAAAAACTATTAAAAAAATACAAGGCTGGAGAGGTAAGCAAAGAACAACTCGGAGCAGGATTGAGATATTTCAATACTGCCAAAGAAAGTGTATGGGAAGCTACCGACAATCTAAAAACTGAATTGCAAAAACTGCCCGGGGGTAAAGACCTGTGGGATAAAATTGAAAAAGAATATGATTCCAATGTAAGAGAATATGTCAACTCGGTAGATAAAACAAATGCCCAGTTGGTTCCTGTTGCTGAAAAGCTATTTGTAGGGAAAACCCCATCCGAACTTAACGCAGAATGGGAAAAAGCCCGCCAAAACGCCGAAAACGCAGCAAAAAAAGCGGCATCCGATCAAGAGCGCAACCTAAAGGAGCTCACCAAGCAATTGCATAAGCTCCGGGATGATGCGTTGCAGGCCGAAGTAGATTCCATGAAGGACGGCACGGCCAAGAAACTTGCGCAAATAGATCTCGACTACCAGAAGCGCGCCCGGGCTATACAGGAAGCCGAAGAAAAGCTATTTGAGTTACAAAAAAAAGAAATTGACGCCCAGTACAAAAATGACACTTCGTCTGAACGATTCCTTGCCGGGCAACAGATGGTTGCGCAGTACAAAGGGAATGTGAATCACTTGGCGCGCCCACTTGTTGAAGCGGCAGAATTGGTAAAGAAAGGCTGGGAAGATGCAGGAGAAGGCATCGCCACTGTTTTCAGTAGCCAATTTGGTATTTTGGACGCCAAGGGCAAGGTAACTGAAATATTAGTCACCCCCATCCTTCCCAACGGGGATATTCTGTCTCCGCAAGAATTGGAAGATTATATATACACCCAGCTTGAAGGAGCGCAGAATATCTTGGCTGCCGACACCAAAGGTTTAGTTATCGCCACCAACGTAGCTGCCGATGGGTCGGCCGGCGAAAAATACCACGAACTTCAAGAGGTGTATTATGCTGACAATATCAAAGCGGCAGAAGGTGTTAGAATATACACGGAAGCCTTGAGAGAGTTCAATAAAGAACAACGAAATAAAGAACGAGCAAGCGTATCGGGTATAGCTATAACTCCAGAGGGACTATCGGCTGCTGCTAACAAAGAAATTCAGTCGTGGAATGAGTATTTGAGTAAATACGGTACCTTCCGGGAAAAATTGCAAGCCACAAAAGACCTATACGACCAAAAGATAGAAAAGGCAGGCAGCACCGGAGAGCGAAAAGCACTTGAAGCCGAGCGAGATGCAGCCGTAGCTGAAATTGAAGTACAAGCTGGGCAATGGATACGCGAATTGACAGGCAAGACCAAGGATGAATTATCCGCCCTGAAAGCAGATCTGGAGGCATCGCTGCAAACGCTTAAATCCGAATATAATGCCCTGGATTCGTCAGATAGTGACCAAGGACAGAAATTGCGCGGTGAGATCAATCAGACGCAAGCAAAAATCAATGCAGTAGATAAAGCTGCTTCGAGTACAAAATTATCTCCCAAAGATAATGCGATCAAGAAATGGCAGCGATTAGAAAAGACGCTCGGTGATATTGCAGATGGATTCGAGGGTATTGGTGATGCCGTTGGTGGGACTACTGGCGAAGTCATTAGTGCGGCGGGTGAAATTGCAACTAATGCAACAAGTATGATTAGCAGCATTGTTACTCTTACTGAATCATCGGCGGCAGCCATTACAACGACATCAACAACCGCCACCAGTGCGATCAAAGCTGTTGAGCGAGCATCCGTTATTCTTGCTATCATTCAAGCGGTATTGACAATAGCAACTAAAATAGCCAGCCTATTTAATAATGATGATGAAAAACAAGCGGGAATAGACCGACTGCAAGGCCGAATTGAGCAATTACAATGGGAATTGGATAATGCCAATGCAATTCGGCTCCAAGAAAATTCTTTTAATGCTATTCAGAAGGTAAAAGACGCTTATAATGATGCGACGAAAGCGATATTGAGCGCATACGGAAAACTAAGCCCCTTCGGAGAAGCCATCGTTAAGCGAATCAACGCGGCTAAAATAGAAGAAAAGGCAATCAAAAGTATAGCAGATGCCTATTCAAACCTTAAATATACAGACAGCAATCTTCTGGGGGAAAATAAGTTTAGTGATACCCGAGATAAACTTAACAATCTTGCAGAACAGCAGTTGTTGCTTCAAAAGCAGATTAATGCAGAGAACGACAAGAAAAAAACGGACAAATCAAAAATAAAAGAATGGGAGCGCCAAATGCAAGAACTTGGCGAAGAAGCTGCTGAAGTAATAAATGAGGTTGTAGAAACTATTATCGGCGGCACGGCAGAAGATATTGCAAAAGAGCTTGGCGATGCCTTCATAGAAGCGTTTTTAGAAGGTGAGGACGCCGCTAAGGCCTGGGGTGAAAAGGTAGACGAAATCGTCGCCGATATAGTCAAACAAATGCTGATAACCAGGTTTATAGAAGAGCGTATAGGTGAAGTATTTGATAAATATAAGGCTGAGTGGTTTAAGGATGGTGTTTTTCAGGGGACGGAAGCTGTCACCGATTCCATGGGAAACTTTGCCGACGATCTCAACAAAGTCGGAGAGGAATTTCAAGCTATTTGGGACAGTCTTCCCGATGAAACAAAAGAATTACTTGGGAATGCTGGCGCAGCTCGTCAGGAAGCCACGGGAAGAGGCTTTCAAACGATGTCACAAGACACTGGAGACGAGCTAAATGGCCGCTTCACCGATATTCAAGGCAAAGTTACCGATATCCGAGGCTATGTAATGGCGCAGACGCAATCAATAATTGGTCTTTTAACGTCTATGGCCAATATTGAAACAGCCATGTACGCAAGCGTACAGGTAAATAATGAGCTGCTCCGATATGCCGTGATGACCTACATGGAAATTGTGGAAATAAACGGCAATACGGCAGCCATGAAGGTTGCACTGCAAGGCATCCAAGAAGATATTGCAACGATAAAACGCAATACAAGTGAATTGTAACTATGAAGATTCAAAAAGACATAGCTGACCTTAACAAATTTATAGACGGCATCGAAGGTGAGGTCGTAGATTTCATGGATGAGAAGGCGCGAGAGGCCGTAAAACTCCAACAGGTAGAAGCCGATTATCGGAACCACACATGGAATCTTCGTAGTTCCCTCGGATATGTTGTAACCTACGACGGCAAGGAGAAACGGCGGTACATAAGCGGAATGAACTACGGCGACGAAGCAGCCAAGGCCATCAATATGTGGTTAAATGAGGTCAATAAGTCGGGAACCAGTATCGTTTTTGCCGACGGTATGTTTTACGCGTCTTTTGTGAGTTCAAAAGGTTATGATGTTATCGACACCGCAGAATCTTATTTAGTAAAAGCATTAAACGGAAGAAAATGAAAAGGGATTTACTCATAAACGGCTACGATGCCTTTGCAATGGGTATCGCAATGGGATCGGGGTTCATTGCAGGTCTGAGAGCACCCGCAAGCCTCAAAGATTTTGTAGAGAATGACGACCCAAAAAAGGATGGCAAGCAGGTGATTTACCCCGAAGAACCGAAAGTTGCCGCCCGCGATCTGACGCTGACATTCGTGATCTTCGGCGACACGCTCGCAGAGCACACGCTGAATTACAACAGTTTTATAGAACTACTAAAAAGAGGCAAAATGGACATCAGCGTACCTTCAATATCTGCGGATATTTACCACTTGACCTACATGGGTAATTCAGGCAGCTACATGATGTCTGCTGACCTTACCACCTCACAACTGACAGTAAAATTCAATGAACCCAACCCGGCAAATAGGGTCGCAGAAACAGAAAATATATGACAACTCAACACAATAAGAGTGTAGATGCCATACGGACGATGGCACTACAAACGGGCGCTTGTAGAAAGATAAACCGCGTCCAAGACTTCCCCGAGCTAATCAAACTGATGTTTACCCCACAAGGGATCGAGTTCTGCCAGGATCACAACTTCCCCGCAGTCGAAGTGTTCAGGGAAAACCGAAGCAATCTTCAAGGATTGGAAGTATATGTCGACGCTGGCAACATCACGCTAAAGGGCAAAGAATATGTATGCCTGGTCGGTGATACGAAGGCCACTATCGAGGCTTCCGGGGCTAAATTCACGCATACAATCATATTAATGCACGGCGCACGAGCCAAGATCAACGCCAAGGACTACGCCGTACTGAATATCGTAAATATCAGCGGAGAATGCCAGATTAATAAAGACGAAACGGTAATTGTTCTGTAAATATAAAGCCGGCTCTTACGAACCGGCTTTATATTTACCATTCATTAGATGAATTATTCAGACCCTTCTTTACGCCATCTTCAACTGCTTTTATTAAAGCTAACGAACTACTGTATACATATCTTAAATTATCAAAGCTAACTTGCTTAAACTTTGTTTTACATTCAGTCCAATAAGGGTAAAAACTTCTTAAAGTATATTCTGTTCCATCAAAAGGATGACGCAAATCTGCATCCTGTTCTCTTTCTACCCCGCTAACAGTAACGGTAACCCTAAATTTGTTATCTTTTATTTCGATCTTAATTATGTGCCAGCATCTATTTCGGCAAATTGTAGTCCAATTTATAGTGCGAATGTCGGAATCAGAAAACCCCTTTCCAACAATCAATCCTGATTCTTTATCTTTAATTTGAATAACTTCCTTCGCGTCTTTGTATAGAGAAACAAGCACTTCTAATGCTTTAGTAAAAATATCATCTTTTGATTGATTTTCAGCATCAAACACTTTAACAAAGACCCATTCGTTATCATTTTCAGTAAAATCAGCTTTCATTCGCTCAAATTCTGCAAGTATTTCACTGCTAATGGCTTTGTCGTCTCTTTTTTGTGCATCGGCACCTGCGCATAATAATAGCAAAACTAATATGCAAACAATTTTCTTCATATAGCACTAATTTGTATTGAACCGGAATCACAATAATATTTAACACAAGAAATAATTGAAGCCAATTTGTTTCAAAATCTAAATCCCGCTTGTATTAAGAATGCACCCATATTAGATGGGCCGTAAGTGCCGTTTTCTTGGATATTGTCGGCGATACCCAAAGATTGATACCCGATATTTATAAAAACACCTAATTTCGGGGCCACAGAAAAATCAACACCCAAACCGCCGGCTCCATAAAATCCTTTTTCATCACCAAAACCATATCCGAGATTAGCAAATATATACGGTGCTATTTTGCTTTTAGTTAGGTATCCTTTTATATCCGCAAATACGGGAATTGTTGCGTGCCCATTATCTAATAATGCCAATCCAGCGCCTGCACCTAAAAAAAGATTAGGAATAATTCGGGCACCATGTATAGTTTCAATATAAAATCTATCCATTTGATAATCACCCATCCCGAAACCATAACCAATGTTCACCTCGCCTTGGTATCGCGGCGAGTTTTGTGCTTTGGCATAAGCGCATAAAACAGCGAATAATAACAGTAGTAAATACTTCTTCATATCAATAAATTTAGTGGGTTAGTAAATCAAATTTACAATTTCAAATTGGAATATCCAAAAAAGCGAGGAATGGTTTTAGCCATCCCTCGTCTTTGTATTTACGACTTTGCATCTATTCGCCATTCTCAACCCTTACATCATCCGGAAAAAGCAAATCTAACTGTTGGTATTGTTTCGGAAATGCGGCGTTAAGCATTTGCATAAATTTAGCCCAATTATACCCCGATGCCCGTCCCAATGCTTCAACAGCCGCTAAATGCTCTTTCAGTTTCGGGCGGCCCACATCTTCGGTTAAATGCTGGTGATGACGGTCTTTTCGCGTTCCTTTGTCTGTTTTCGGGTTGACTTTTTGAAGTTCGGTTAATATCACTGGAGCCAAACGTTCATAGACAATATCGTTAATCCATTTACCAACAACGCCAGGCCGCCTATGTGTTAACGTCCAACTCCATCCGTGCATCCTATATATCATTTCAAAGAATGAATCGTTAAAAGTTTTTACCCAACGGCTTGCCTCGTCCGAAATAAATTGTGCTAAGAACTTTTGAAGTTCATCTTTCGCCCTATTCTTATCCTGTTGGTATCCGGTTACCTCGTCAACGAGGGCTATAATACCGACTTTTGCAACGGAGCGAATAATGATATCCGCATTGCGAACGATCTTCGTATCATCGAAATCGCCGGCACGATTTGCATCTATTATGATAGAACAAATATCGACAAGCAAAGTTACTTCATATCCGTTAGTATCTGATTGCGAGCCACCTGCATCGACGCGTTTGAACTTTATAGGATTAGAAAGGCGCTCTGCTATACTTTGATCCCCGGCATAAAAATATGGAGATAGTCCTTTTATATTGCAAAAACTCTTCATCCACTGTCCGCTTTTGCTGTCATACCCTATTGCCTTCTGAACACCGCGTCCGGAAAATACACGTGTTCCGTCCTCTAATACATAACATGGTATTTCAAGATCACCTAATTTTAGAGGTGTCTTATCCGATCCGTAAATTGACTTTAATAACCTGTCCATTTATTTCAATATTTATTTTACTTCTAATTTACTTACATTTTCTTTCAACTCCTCCACATAGTCGATCAGCGCTTTCTCACTGTCGAATGTGAATGTTTCCCTCTGACGACGCACAAAGGCGACGAAATCACCAGAGTTATCAAAGAAGTCCCCAACTTCACAACCTATGGCTGCTGCATATAACTGGGGTGATATCCGGCAGTCCGCCTTGGTTCCGTGGCTTTATTCCCGGCTTGAAGTTCCGCCAAAGTTTCACTAACCAACTCGAGTTGCATCCGAGTATCTTCGTTAATGTCATTTTGGTCTTTGAATACTTCTTCTACGTACTCTTTGAGTTTCAATACTTCTCCTTGAAGTTCTGCCACCCGATCCACGGGAGGATTTGTAAGCATCTGTCGCATTGCCACGAAAGCCCGCATAATTGCCCTATTTACCCGTATCGCTGTATCGCTACGCAAGACACTCGAAAGCATAGCCACTCCCATTTCAGAAAAGGCGAATGGCATATAGCGACGGCCACCCCAATTTGAGGACGCATTTTGTGATGTTAGACTTGAGGTCGCAATTTGCGTCCTCAAAATCTCATATTCTTTTTCCGAGAGTTCGAACATGAAATCGTCGCCCTCGAAACGCTCGATATTGCGCCTTACGGCTTCTTTCAGTCGTTTTGTCTCCACTTGATAGAGTTCCGCCAAATCGAAGTCCAGCATCACCCGCTGCCCCCGTATCTCATATATCTTGCTTTGTATAGGTTGTAGTTCCATGTCTTTATCTCTCGGTTCCAAATATTTAGCCGCCGTTAATTCTTGCTGGGTATCGTCGCGTCACAAAGATAGTAAATTTATGCGTTGCGTTGGATGGCACAAATAAAAAACCGAGGCATTTGCCTCGGCTTATTTTAAATTTTGGCGAATTCGCCAAAAATAATGTTTTAGCAACTTATTTTTTGATAAAAGTCTTGTCGTTATTTTCAGTTAACCCATACTTTCGCATTTTAAATGAATTATCTGATTCTATGGATATTATACGTTTATCTTCTCTTCCATTAATCTCGCCACTTTCTGAATAGGAGTAAAACGAAATAATAGCATCACTATTATTTACACTAACGGAGTAATAGCAGTTTTCCTTTATTTCAAGTAAATGGTCATTAAAATATTCAACAAGATGAGCTGTCCCATAAACAACAATTCGACCATCAATTACAGACACTTTTTCTTGGGCTGACGAATATGGAGTAAATGTTATTTCTTCTGTTTCAGTAGTATTAGTAACAGGACTATATAGTGATCCGACAAACTTACCATCAAGGACTTGTAGGATGTCTTTTTCGACTTTAGAAGGTAGGTTATTATTCTCTTTATCTTTAGAACAAGCAATAAAAGCCATCGAGGCAATGGCTATACATAAGAGTAAAAACTTTTTCATATTTCTAATTGTATTGGTTAGTGCCGCAAAATTATAAAATTCCCCCCCCCGCCAAATTTTGAAAGTAAAATTTACTCCTGATGTAAAAAATAGTGCAAAATCCTTTGTGAATTAAAAATAATTTCCCATATTTGTAACGCTTACATAAACTCAAGAGTGCACAAGATGCACCATTATTGGTGCTTTTTTTGTGTCGGAAATTGAACATACGAACGGGTAACCCTGTGGCGTTGCTGTAATGGCGCGCCAACCTCTTGAGTAAAGATGTAAGCAGCAGGTAGTACCCGTTCGTTTTTTTGTTTTATTAAATGCTTACATCTATGAAAAAACAATCGCTTCCGGAAACGGATTATCAAACTCGCTGCATCGAAGCCGAGCGAAAAGCGCAAGATTTCGAAAGCGCCTACTTCAAGGCCGAAGAGCGCTATTCCAACCTAATGGACGCCTATATCAAACTACAAGGTTACTATCTTGAATTGCTGGGCGCTGAAAAATCACCCCGCAACAAAATCAAAGAGATCGACCCGTTTATTCTGGTCAAGATGGGCCGCGGGATGAATATCGCTCAATGTAAATAGACCAACAGCTATGAACAATATACAAATCTTCAATAATGAACAGTTCGGGCGTGTACGGATTATTATGTCCGACGAAAACAAGCCGATGTTTCTTGCGAATGATGTAGCGAGATCATTAGGATATATGCGGACAGCGGATGCAATTTCAACACATTGTAAAGGGGTCGCCATTTTGCCGACCCCTACCGATGGCGGCATTCAAAGGGTGAAATACATCCCCGAATCCGACGTTTACCGTCTTGTCATGCGGTCGAAGCTCCCGCAGGCCGAACAGTTCCAGGACTGGGTGTGCGATGAAGTTCTCCCCACGATCCGCAAGACTGGCGGATACATGTCGGCCAAAGAGACGGACACGCCCGAAATGATAATGGCACGTGCCGTGCTGGTAGCCAATGACACTATAGCCCGCCAGAAGCAACAGTTGGAGCAGGCACACAAGCAGGTCGCAGCGCTCGCCCCGAAAGCCGAACTAATGGATAAAGTACTGGACACAGACCAGAAGATCGACGTCGGGCAGGCGGCAAAGATTTTGAACCTTCCCTTCGGCCGCAACACGCTCTTTCAACGGCTCCGTGAACGCGGTATATTCTTCTGCAATCGCAATGAGCCTAAGCAAGAGTATATTAACCGGGGTTATTTCGAGTTAAAGGAGAAGTTAATAGACCGCAACAACCACGAATCGTTCACGGTTATAAAAGTCCTCGTGACGCAGAAAGGGTTGGATTTCCTCGCAAGACAATTCGAAGTAGTCCAAACGCCAAAGAAGATGGCACCGATAAAGTAACCCCCGTATACCACTATTTCCACACCACGTTGGGGGCGCCTCGCAGAAATGCGGGGCGTTTTTATTCCCTTCCTTCCAACCTCACTACAAAGTGTAGTTAACTACATCCTAACGGTGTAGTGTAGGAGGGTAAAAAAGTCAGAGAAAAATTTGCATTTTGCTAATACGTGCATTATATTTGCAGCACGAATAAGATATAGACGTACGGGTCTATCCGTATAATGTGTAAATGAAAACAACTGTATAGAGCCCTAAATAGTTATTTTAGGGCTCAATTTTTTTAGCTACTAACTACACTAAATTTATGGCTGCAAATAAATTTTTCCAGCAAGAGCTTTTTAAATTCTCCATTTTCCCAAAATATCAAAGTTGCATTGATGATTTGGCTACAAATCTTGCCGACCCAGAGGAGTGGGACTTTTCAGATGACAAGAGAAAAAGTCACTCTATACTGAAAAATTATTTAGAACACATCTTCCGAAAATTGAGAGCAGAAAACAAAATCTGCTTTACAGCCAATAACGAGTATTGCTGCTTCAATACTGGGCTTGTCACTAAAAACCTGGAAGAAATATTTGCCTTCTTCTTCAAAAATAAAAATCAAGGTGAAGGAGTTCCGCCCTATGTTTTTAAATGTTTTTGCAAAAAAAGCGATGGTGCATTATTGCGAACATTTAAATCATCTTTGCCCAAGATAGCAGATTTTTTTCAAAAACCCGAAGACTTACTTTTTAATCCCAACTGCGAACTTATTCCCGATATAGATCATATCATCCAAGATAACCTAAGTCGTTTCCCAGCTGCTATGCAAGGGAGTGGTGATGCTGAAATTCGTCGCCGGTTGGAAGGGGCTATTGATGAAGCTCGTAAAAAAGTGAGAACGAACTATAAAACTGCGGTGCCCCAATTCTATGGCAATAGGATTCAACTATTGTTGCCACTATGTTTAACACCCAACTCCCCCAATCCTGATTTAGCATTGGTTGTACATAAAATTGAAAATAACACATATACCGCACGCACATGTCTGACGCTTAAAATGGCTTATAATAATGCCCGATTAATTGTTAAGCCTCAGAGCACATGGTTAAAACCGTAAAATCATACGTAATTTAATACTGCCATTGTATTATGACTAAAGTAGGGAGAAATCCCTGCTTTTTTATTGATATTTTTACAGCTCCCCATTGTTATTAAAATGCACAGTCACACATTTGCACAGAGGCTTGAGGAATCGCCGAGCCCTTGATGCAAATGATTATTTACTCTCCGACAGGAACAGAAATATTGGACGCGCCAGTCACCAAAGAGGCTATCATCAAATATGTCCTCATGGGAGACTACTATATCGAGCTGCCCTTTAATCTCCTTGAATCAACGACATTTGCTCGTGGTTCCTACATCACATATAAAGGCCGCAAGTTCGAGATTATGTCCACGGTGCGCCCGGAGTTCGACAATAAGACCGGCGGCTATAAATATACGCTCAAATTCGAGGCTCAGCAAAACCACATGAAGCGTTTCGTATGCTTCTGGCTGGGTGGGGACAATCCCGAAGCCGTATTTCACAACACCACAGACCTCGAATCCTTCGCGGCGTTGATCGTCGCCAACATGAACAAGCAGCTCGGAGGCGAAAACTGGCAGGTAGGCACGATCACCGTTGACAATCCTAAAGCTACGAAGCTCGTATCGTTCAATGGCGATAAGTGCTGGGACATCCTCAATACGATTGCCGAAACCTTTGAGACGGAATGGTGGACAGAGGAAAACGGCGACCTCGTATCGTTATGCTTTGGCAAACTGGACTTCGGAACCCCCGAAGAGTTCAGACAGGGGAATGTAGTGAAAAACATTCCCGCAAAGAAAGGGGATGATTCGAGCTACGGCACCCGGTTCTACGTCTTTGGCTCTACTCGCAATCTTACAAGCGACTATGGGCAAGCTCCGCAAGGAGGTGAAACGAATCATGTATCTGAAATTCGGCTTCGCCTGCCGGACGGACAGCGGTATATCGACGCAATACCTGGTCTTTCGGGAAGCGACATTGTGGAGCAGGTCGTGTTCTTCGATGACATATACCCCAAGAATACGGAGACTGTCACCAGCATTGAGACCGTAGACCGGGAGATCATCGAAGGGCAAACGGATAAGGCGTATGTCATGTACTGCAAAGACACGCCGTTCCGGCCTTCGGACATGATTAAAGGCGAAACCCTAGGTGCTACCTTCACGAGCGGCAGTCTTATGGGGCGGGATTTTGAGCTAAGTATAAACTACAAACCAGAGACGTGGAAACCGGAGGATGGATTTGATAAGAAGTTCGAGATCATCGCGCAAGTAGAATCATCCGGTGAAAGCCAACTTATCATCCCCAACGAAAGCCTGCATCCCGAGCCTGGAGATACGTTTGTCATAACAGGCGTAAAACTACCTAAAGAAAGGATCGAGGAGGCTGAAAAGGAGCTCTTGAAGGCCGGGGAATCATATGCCGCGAAACACAGCAGCGACACGGACGTATACGACTGCGAAACTAATCCCGTATACTGCCAAGAAAACAAGAAGAATTACGATGCCGGGCAAGCGGTTCGCCTTGTGGATCCACGCTTCGGAGAAAGCGGCCGATTATCACGCATCCAGGGATACGAAAAAAAACTATATAACGAATATATCGCCACATATACGGTAGGCGACAATACGGCATATTCTCGTATCGGCAACATAGAATCGGAGGTGAAGGCAAACCTGTACGCACAGCGCATAGGCGTTACCGAATCGGGAGCCTCAATCTACCTTATCACCCGCTACGATTCCACTGCCGCCGCAGACTACAATGCCTATTCCGCCAAGCGTGCACTATGGGAATTCGCTAACAAACAGTTCCCGGACACATTCAAAGGTAAAATGACCTTTGACGACGGTGCCCAGTTCGGGGGGTTCGCATCCGGCATGACTGGCTTTGGCGGCATAATCGACAAGAAAGGGAACGCAGAGATGCAGAGCCTGAAACTTCGGGGATTCCTGGAGGTGCCGGAACTCCGCTACAACCGTGTCGAAATATCCATGGGCGATACGTGGTATGCTCCAAGTGCCGGGATCATCGAAAGCGTCGACACCACGGCCCAAACCATCACCCTCAAGCTCGAAGAAGGCGAGATCGGAAGTCCTCGGGTCGGGGATATATGTATGGGCATCTTCCACAATTTGAACACTTCGGAGAATGCAACCGCGGATTATGACGACGGCCGTGGCAACAGGCGCTTTGCCGGGTTCGCTACCTGCTATTTCCGCATCACCGAAGAGCTGGACACTGCAACTTACAAGACATTCAAGTATCAACTACGCCCGGTATCGGGAGCTTACCCCACCCAATATCATCCGGCGGCGTCGATGACCTTCGTGGGCTATGGCTCCTTCTCGAATGAGGATCGGCAGACCTCCCGCTACGAAACTCGGACATACCAGCGTTATTTAACGGGAGTTTCCGATTGGGAGTTCACTGCGTCCAATATCGCCGCGCAATATGGCGACCTGTCAAACCTGTCCATATTCGGAATAGAGATGAGGGGGTATTCGGCATACCTGAACAACATCTATATGTCGGGCGTCATCCAGCAATTCACGCCCGGCGGCGAAGAGGTGCCCACGATCATAGACCGCGGAGTGTGGAGCGCCACGGAAACATACAACCGCAACGACGACGTATATTGGAACAACGGGCACTGGCGCTGTCTGGTCGACGGCACCAAGACCGAGCCCGGCAAGGATGCCGAGGAGTGGGTATACTTAGGCGGATACGGGATGCTCGAAACGGTCAGCATATTCAAAAAATCGGAGAGCGAACCGGCGAAACCTACGGAGCTTAAAATACCGCCCGAAGGTTGGACTACGGAGACGCTCCCGATGTCGGATCAACGTCCTACATGGATGTGTACCGGCACCGTTGTCGACGGAGAGGTCAAATCATGGTCTGATCCTCAGCGTATATCCGGCGAACACGGCACGGATGGCAAGGACGGCAAGGATTACGAGTGGATCTTCGCACGTACATCGGAATACAAAGCCCCTGCACAGCCACCCACCGCGCAGCAGGACGATTACATTCCCTCGTCCTCCGAAACCTCGGACGGGCAGGTGTGGACGGACGATGCCGTCGGGCCCGATAACGACAACCCTTATGAGTGGGCAAGCAAGCGTGTGAAAGTAAATGACACGTGGGGCGAGTTCACACACCCTGCGCTTTGGGCAAAATTTTCGTTCGACGGAGCGCCGGGTGTCGACGGAACCGATGTAGAATGGATATTCAAACGCACAAGTTCCAACACGGCCCCGAATACGCCGTCTGGCAGCGACGAAGACGGATATGTACCGAGCGGTTGGACGAACAACCCCACGGGCCCGAATTCCGAGCGCCCCTACGAATGGACTTGCGTACGCTATAAGACAGGCGGACACTGGAGCGGATATTCAGCAGCGTCCTTATGGGCGAAGTGGTCATTCGACGGCGCGGATGGTGTGGATGGTGAAGGTGTAGAATACATATTCACGCGTACGGAAACCGAGGATCCGGGCACCGTTCCGGATGTTCCCGATGTTGCGGAATACGATAATCCCCCGGCACCATGGACGGATGACCCCACGGGAGTAGATGCCACATATCGCTACGAATGGGTGTCGAAACGCAACAAGGTGGAAGGTGTTTGGGGCGCATTTTCCTCGCCCTCGATTTGGGCGCGGTATTCTTACGACGGACAACCGGGAAACTGGACATCCTATGTATTTAAAAATAGCGATACGGAGCCCGCAAAGCCTACTTCGTCCGACCCCATTCCGTCCGGATGGAGTGACGCGCCCACTGGTGTCGGTATATGGTGGATGTCCAAGGCTACGATAGACGCATCGACCGGAAAGGCCGGGGCGTGGTCGACACCTATCCGCGTAACGGGCGAGGATGGGGAGCCGGGGCCGCATACTGACTTCAAATACGCCAAGAATAACAGCACCACCACGGCGCCGGCGCTGGTCAAAACGGATCGCACCCCCGCAGGTTGGAGCGACACCCCGCCGTCGCTCTCTTCGGGTGAATATCTGTGGATGACGCAGGCAGAAATAGACGCCAACAATAATCTGTTGCACCCGACGGTGGGCTGGGCAACTCCGGTACGCATATCGGGAGAGCAGGGCCCAAAGGGTGATGATGGCAGCCCGGGCGAAGACGGCAAGGACGGCTTGCAGGGTTGCATAATCCGCCTCACGGAATGGGCGTCGGGCGTCGAATACCGCAATGACCTCGACCTTGTCTCCAATGGCCCCAGATACATAGACATAGTTACGATCTATGCGAACAACAAACAGTTGAAATTCCAGTGCAGCCAAACGCACACTTCGTCGAACTCCAACAAACCGACGGCGGGATCCGCGTCGGCATATTGGCAACAACTCAACGACATGGTGCCGATATATACGCCCCTGTTGTTCGCAGAGAATGCCGTCATCAACTTCCTGCAAGGTATGGAGTTCGTGGTGCACAACTCCAAGACAGACATTTCCGTGAATACTATCATCGCAGGGCTCGTGGGTGGCGATATTCCACTGTTCGTCGGAAGCAATACCCCGTCGAATGCGCCGTTCAGGGTCGCTAAGGACGGGTCATTCGTGGCCACCAAAGCCGATATTACAGGGACTATCAACGCATCGAACGGAACGATAGGCGGATTTGAAATAGGAGAGAGTTGGCTAGTGTCGCAAACGTCTCAGGGTAAAGAAATTTGGTCTAACAGACTGTCGGCCGCGCGGGTACTACTGGAATGCAAAGGGGGCTCCTATACAAATTCTTTTGATGCAATGGCGTATCCATTAGGTTCATCGGGTTATTCCGACCATTCTGTGCTATCCGTGGCAATAAACAGAGAATCATATGACGCCACGAATAGATACAACATCGGAATTAATGTATCGGCCGAGGGGGAATATAATGAAAATTCACAGATAGGAGATATTCCAAATGGCAATCATGCCATATTATTGAGAAATGGGGACATATGCGGATTCAGGTTATTCAGCCGGACATTGACTGGTAGATGGACGCTTAATGATTATGAATCAATAGTATTCAATGACACAGCGAGCATGAATTACGTTACACTCCCGTCCGAACCAAAAGACGGACAAATATATTTTATCAGGAAGATTGGGAAGGGTAATGTAACAATTCAAACTGGGGGACTTACTCACGTAATTATGCAGAACGCTGGTAGTAGTACTCGGAGTGTAGTTTTGGATTATGGCTCACTCGCTATTCTGATGTGGAACAAAGACGGACAATACTGGACTGCCAATGACTGTCCTACAATGTAATGAATTATGAAAGTATTGAATTTAAAAGAATTTAAACTGTTCACCGACATTTCCCACGCCGGGCATATTGTCGTCGACGCCCGGAAAGAGTTTGCCAACGCCATATACATGGGCATGAACGGCATCGTGGCGCATGACCTGGCATTCCGCATCCTCCACAGCGAAGGCGGCATCGAAGTTTCCGAGGAGGAGGAATCGATTATCGTCGATACCGCAAAGATGTGCAAGGCAGTATTCTATGACAGTATCATGTCCGCTCTCAAAAAAGAATAAACGCTCGAAAGGAATATGAAACGCATCCGGATAGGCAAGGACATAGAGATACATTGGCCGATACTCACCAATGGGCAGCAGGTAGCACTCGAAGGGCGCGACCTGAAACTCTTCGTCCATTTGCCTTCGCATATGGACATTCCCGTCGATTTCACCACCGAAGGCAACACCGCGATTTTCACCATCAGCGGAGCAATGCAAAAATCCATCGGGGTGTACCGTCTCACCATGTGGGAGAATTTGCAGAAGAGAGGGCAAACGGCGGTCGACTACTGCAAGGCCTTCGAATTGGTTCCTACGACACTTTTGGAAGGTGGCGAAGACGAAAGCAACCTTACAACGGAAACTGTCAACCTTGAGGCGTCAAGCCTTGTTATCGGATTGCCCGGCGAGAGTGCTTACGAGGCATTCAAGAAATACAACCCGAATTCCGAACTTACGGAGGAAGAATATGCCGAGTCCCCTATTAACGCTGCAAACGCCGCGAACGAGGCGGCAAAAGCGGCAAATGACGCCGCAGGTAAAATTGGGGATATTGACAAAGCCCTTGCCGAAAAGGTCGACAAGGAAGAAGGGAAAGGGCTTTCGACGAACGACTACACCGACCAGGAGAAGGAGAAGCTGGCCGGGCTCTCCAACTACGACGACACGGAGATAAGGAAGGAGTTGTCCGACAAGGCATCCAAGAAGGAGCTGACGGAGGCTGCAGCGGGCACGCTGGCTGAGGCAAAGTCGTACACGGACACCGAGGCGGCGGAGCTATGGAATAATGTCAGCGATGTGTTTGACGCTATGTCCGAGGAGCTCAACAGCAACATATCCGGCGGGGATGCGCAGACACTGACCGAGGCCAAAAACTATACGGACAAGGCGATCTCAGAAATTCCCACCCCGGACGTCAGCGGCCAGATCGAGCGGCACAACACCTCCCCCACGGCGCATCCCGACATCCGGGAACTGCTCAACACCTGCGTAGGAATGCCGGAGTTCAACGACAAAACCTACGAGCTGACCTTCACGACAAAGGGCGGTGCCAAGTTCATCATCGACCTGCCTATCGAGATGATGGGGCTGCATTACAACGAGGATACCCAATCTATCGAGTTCGTAAATGCCGACGGCTCCATATCCTCCATCCCGGTTTCTGACTTCGTGAAAGTATATGTCGGCTCTATCGGTTCCGAGATACAGGTTACGGTCGAAGGCTCCGAAATCCGCGCCTCCCTGCTCAACAACACCGTATCCTGGGACAAGTTGACACTTGCATTGCAGGAGATGATTCAGGGCAAGGCCGACCGCACGGAGCTTCCCACGAAACTGTCGCAGTTACAGAACGACCCGAACTTCGTGACATCGGGAACCCTCGAAACCCAGTTGACGCCTATCAAAACCGAGTTAGGCGGCACAGTGCGCCTCGGGGAGGAAATAGGAGAGAGCTCTACCCCGCCTCCTATACCGGACACGGACGATGAAATAACCGAAGTCCTCGCGCACTCGGACTGCACGCTCGAAGAGCGCGTGACGCACCTCGAAAGGCTGCTCGTGGGAGTGCTCTCGGGCAAAGTGCTGATCCCGGAATTGCAGGTGAAGAAGCTGGGCGTGTGGGGCGACAACAACCTCGTCGTCACGGGCGAGGGTGCGCCGACGAAAGCCCCCGACCGCGCGGGGCAGTTCTATGTCGATACGAAGAACAACGCGGTCTACCACTCCGTGGGCAACGGCGCGGTGTCGGACTGGAAGAACGCTTAAACTGCATACAACATGTCACAAGTCAACAAATACGCCGACAAGGCGGGTTACACGGCCGACAAGAACCGCAAGGACACACAGTCGGCGGTGTCATACGTCGAAGACGACGGCGAGGTGATCTACGACGGCGTGAATGTCGTTGTCGACCGGGATGCCGCGGATGCCGGCGATCTTGCGGTCTTCGACAAGACGGACGGCACGCTGAAGTTCGTCAAAGGCGCGACACTGCTTTACGACCGGCTGCCGCCGGAACTCGTTCCGATGGCCGTGGTCTACGGACGCCGGGGCGAACGGGTGCGCATCGTCGCCCTGCGCCATCTGGATTTTTACAAGTGGGCAGTGGCGTATGAAGTGAAACTTTCGGGCTTCGATCTCTCGGCCGGAGGTAATTTCACGCTGACCGTTGACAATACGAGTTCGGAATTTACCTACCCCCGCGGGGCGACGCTTGCGAGTATTGCCGCGCAGATCAACGCCGACACAACAATCGCGGGATATTCATGGAAAGCCACGGCGTCGGATGAGATCGCCGCGATTGTCATGGAGTGCAATACGTCGGCCGAGAATTACAAAAAAATATCCGCGACAGGCTGCACGCTTACCAAGCATGCGGAAGATGTCGATTACCAGACCACCACTGCCATTATCCCCCAAAAAACGACGGTCAACGTACGCCGCAGAAATGGCGTCGACTCACAACTGGCCGGATGCGACAACGATGCGTTTCTGGAGTACTACAGAGAGAACGGCAGCACGAGTACCAACGTTCCGCTGGGCAGCTCGACGATCATCCGGGAAAGTGTCTTTACCGAGGCCGATAATCCGGCGCTGTTCGCGGCCTATCCGACCTACCGGGACTACCTGTTCGGCGAACATCTTGCCGAATATCCGTCGGCTTACGAAGCATTTCTGCAGGACGGCAAAGACAATACGGCCATTCTCGCCGGGAAAACAAAGACCGACTTCTATGGCAAGACTGTTCCGTGTTATCCGGCGGCAGCCGCAGCTGCGGCCTATGGGATGCAGGTCGCGGGGATGACTACGGGGCTGGAGACCGGGGCATGGTGGCTTCCGTCGGCCGAGGAGTTGTGGCTGATGGCCAAAGGTCTCATATTCGCGCAGCCTTATGATCCGGTCAATCGGACATTGTCCGTATCGGGGAAAGTGATCGCCAAGACGGACTATATGGCCTCTTCGACCGAATACTCGTCATTATATTATTTTCAGGTCAATCAATACGGTAATACGCGGTGGATGCTCCAACAGCAAGGCAAATCCATATCCAGCATCGTACGGCCGGTGTCGGAGCTATGAAAAATAAACTGAATTATGTCACAGATAAACAAATATGCGGATAAGGCCGCCTACGAAGCGGATGCCGCGCGGCTTAAAACCCTCTCGTCGGAATCCTACATCGAGAACGACGGCGTGCTGATCTATGACGGTGTGAATACCGTGATCCGCAAATCGGCCGCCGGTGTCGGTGATCTCGTCGTCTTTGACAAGACGGATAGTACGTTGAAATTTATCAAAGGCGATACGCTGGTTACAGAAAAGATACCTCCCCAACTGATTCCCGTGGCCGTGGTCTATGCCCGGCAGGGCGAGCGTGTGCTGATCGTATCGCTCGAAAATGCAACGGTCGGCAGCCAGCGATGGGCATACTCTTATGAGGTTGCATTGTCGGGCTTCGACCTTGCGGCGGGAGGAACCGCTGTCTTGTCGTTCGGCCAGGGCATTTATGCGATGGAGTTGCCGATAACGTATGCCGCAGGGGCATCACTGGCAGACATCGCAGCGCAAATCAATGCCAATGCAACGGTTAAATCCACATACGGCTGGACTGCCTCCGTAGATGAAGCGACCGCACGAATCATCGTATCGTCGAACACATGGCATCCTGATTTTGCGATTATCAAAGTCGTAAGCGGTTGTCAAATCACAAGGCCACCGGAGGATGTGAATTATCAAACGACATTGACAGGGGTTTTGATCGAGGGGGCGACCGATCCCGTCCGCCGTAAGAACGGGGTTGATGCGTCGTTAGCAGGCTGTAATCCCGAAGAATTCCTGCGATACTATTCGGCCAACGGAAGTGAGAAAACCGGACAGCAACCGGGCAGCGGCGAGATTATCCGCGAAAGCGCCTTTACCGAAGAAGCCAATCCGGCATTGGTCGCCGCCTATCCGACCTACCGGGATTATCTGTTCGGAGAACATTTGCTGCAATACCCCGCAGCTTATGGTGCGCTGCTGCGCGACGGCAAGACCGACACTCACCTGATCGGGCGGCTTACCTTCGAGGACATTTATGGTAAGACACAGTACCGCTACCCGGCCGCTGCGGCTGCTCTCGACTACGGCATCACGGTCGAGGGCGCAACTACCGGACTGGAAGCGGGCGCATGGTGGCTGCCATCCGTCGACGAAATCTATCTGCTCATGCACGACCGCGTGCTGACGGCTGCCGACGTGGAAAAAGACCCCGTAAACCGCACGCTGTCGCGCCTCGGTAAGGCGACCTGTTACGGGTCTAACACTACTTTTCGAACGTCATGCGAGCACAATTACGCCCTCGCGTTCGTCTACAATGGCTACACGGGCAACTTGAACGGCAACTACAAGTATAACACCTACTTCGTGCGTACGGTCAGTGCTTTATAACCACCTGAACCATGGAAACACAACAGCAAATCAACATCCTCGAATCGCGGCAGCTCGAATTACGGGCAGTCATGGCCAAGTCCGACGACAGGGCGGCCAAATGCAGTAAGTCCGGCCTTGACTTCCGGGCTACCTATCCCCTGGATTATGAGGAGTACGAAGCGGCCAACGCGGAGTACAACGCGAATGAAAAGACCCTTGCGGAGCTGAGGGCCCGACGTGCCGAAGAGCTGGCCGCCGAAGAAACGGTTATGAACTTTCAAAATATTGAGCAATGAAGATGTATATGACCAACAAGCCCAACGGCGAGCCGTTCTATCCCGTAACCGTAGCCGAAGCCGTGCTTGTTTCCGAAGGAGAAACTTTAGCCGCGGTGCTGCAACGGCTCGAACAGAGGATCGCAGAATTGGAGAAGTCGGAAGCGGCGCCCCAGGCGCAGACAAACGTGTTGCCCGAACAATAGAATACACCCTATGGAAGCATTGTGGAGATTTATAGAAAGGCTCTGCGAAAAAGTATGGCAGGTGTTGATCGGTGCCCTGGTGTACATGTTCAACGCCATAGCCCCCATACACGACATACTGACGGCCTGCATGATTATATTCGCCGCGAACTTTTTCACGGGCCTGTTCGCCGGCGTGCTCGTACAGCACGAAGGATTCATATTCCGCAAGGCTTTCAAGTGCATATCCGAGGCTGCGGTAATATCGGGACTGATGGCTATGATACTGCTCGTCGGGGACAACATCGACAACCACGACGGGGCGATGTCGGCGATCTCGCTCGCAGTATATGCCCTGATATATTTCTATGGGGTCAACATCCTCAAGAACCTGAACCGCATATTCCCGAAGAACCGATACATCGACTTCCTGTACTATGTGCTCTCGTTCGAGATGATTAAGAAGATTCCCTATTTGGAAAACTACAAACAAAAACAAAAGGACAAATGAAAAAGAAATGGATCGTATGGAGCATCGTTGCGGCCGTGGCCGTAGTGCTCGGAATCGTATTCCCGCGTTACATCCTCGTGGGGGTTGTTTGTGCTATGGCCGGATGGGTCGGGCATATCCTGTACACTAAACACATCGCGCAATGATACCACGCGGGCTGCGGAACAACAATCCGCTTAACATCGAGAAGACACGGGGCGGCAATCCCTGGCAGGGCGAGGTCGTACCGTCGAAAGACAAGCGTTTTGCGCAATTTACGACGGTAGCATACGGCTATCGGGCTGCCTTCAAGCTGTTGAACAACTACCAGCGTAACTACGGGTTGGACACGATCCGCAAGATGATCGGCCGCTGGGCCCCGTCGGAGGAGAACCACACGGACGCCTATGTCCGCACCGTGGCGGAAAGATCGGGGGTGCCCGCCGACAGTCGGATCACCACGACCAACCGCGACGTGATGGTTCCCATCGTAGCTGCGATGTCGTTCGTAGAGAACGGCGTCGAGGCCAAGATGCTCGACGTACAGGCCGGGTGGGATTTGTTCGTAAAGGCATGAAACGCTTGATCCTCTACCTGCTCGCCGCCCTTGCGGCCGGGGCGCTGCTCTTCGGCTGGGGATACCGCCGGGGCGCCGCGTCGGTGGTTGTCGAAGAAACAACGCGCATCGACACGGTGTTCTATCCGCGGCCGGAACCGCTGCCCGGCACGTACCGCCTGGCCGACATCTCGGTGCCGGTGCTGCTCTTCGCGCCGCCCGACACGGTAACGGAGACCGTCGTTGTGAAAATCGGGGCAGACAGCGTGCAAATGAAGGTGGCGATGGAAACGCGCCCCTACTCGGACAGCACCTACCGGGCACAGGTCAGCGGGCCGCGGATCGGCAACCTGCGGCCGACGCTCGACTGGATAGAAACATACGACCGCACGACCATCCGACAGCAGGTAGTCACCCGGCGGAGCCGCTTCGCCCTGACTGCCGGGGTCGGGGCGGCGTACACGCCGCAGGGGTTCCAGCCTACGGTCGGCGTAGGAGTAGGTATTATTTTATGGCAATTCTGACAGGTATGAAGATAATTTATAACGACATCATCCCCTTCAAGGGATACAAGGCTATCAATCTGTTCGGGATCGTATTTGCCCGCAAGTCCGCCCGCCCGTTGTCGGATAAAAATAAAAACCACGAAGCGATACACACCGCACAGATGAGAGAACTGTTATATGTGCCCTTCTACATCGTCTACCTATTGGATTGGGTATTTCACGGCTTCAAGTACCGAAGGATAACTTTCGAAAAGGAAGCATATGCCCATGAAGATAACCCTGAATACCTTGAAATACGAAAACACTACGCGCAATGGAAGAGATGATTTACATATACTGGGATGACTTCCCATCGGTTGTAACCGAATAACGGGCCTTGGGGTACGGGCATAAAAAAGTCCCCAACGCTTTCCCGCATATACCACTATACGATTGTGCCAACGCACCACATTGAGGACTTATTCCTTGAATCGGTGTGTTGGCTTTTTGTATAGTGGTATAACAAATTTATAATAAAAAATCGGGAAAGTATATGCGTAAATCAGAGCTTTTTGCACAAATACTCGAATGTGTTGCATTTGAAACTGAAATAGCTAAGGAACAAATCCTTTCGAAGGATAAATTTCAAGATGTGGTCGATGCGCGCTACATGCTCGTACACTTCTGCCATAAGAACGGCATGTACACCACCGACATCGCCCGGATGATGCGGTTCTCCCGACGCGCCATAGAGAAGATGGTCTCCGGGTTCGATGAGCGCAAGCGATACAGCCACCCTATATTCGAAATACAGTGCGAACTTATTGCGAAGAAGTTGCCTCCCATCTGCGCCCCAATGAATTGATATGCCTGCCGCCCGCAGCCACCTTTGCAATGTTGCAACAGGTGAACGCCCGGCCTTGACAGGGGCGGCAATCATTCAATAATCATTAAAAATGGGTTCGGATAAAACTTATATTTTCGATGGAGGCGGCTCGGGTGGCGGCCTTGACATCGCGGCTCTCGTCTCGTCAATGATGGGCAACAAGGGCATGGATCCCAACCTCGTAGCGGCACTCATGAACGGTAATAATAACCGTGGTGCATGGGGCGGTGACGGGTGCTGGTGGATCTGGATCATCCTGCTGTTCTTCTGCTGGGGCGGCTTTGGTGGCAACGGCTTCGGCGGTAACAACGCCAATGGCCTTCCTGCGCAGCTCAACGGTGACGCCGGACGGGAACTTCTTATGAACGCAATCCAAGGGAACGGCGCAGCCATCAATCAGCTGGCATCGTCGCTCAACTGCTCTACGCAGCAGATTCAGAACACGCTGTGCAACATCCAGGGCACCCTTGGCATGTCAAGCCAGCAGATCATCAACGCTGTACAGTCGATGGGATGCCAAATCGGCAACCAGATCGCCTCGTGCTGCTGCGATATGAAGCAGGCCATCAATGGCGTCAATGTGGGCATGGAGCGCGGATTCAGTAGCGTTGCCTATGAAACACAACGTCAGACCTGTGATTTACAAAACACAATTCGCGAAACTTCTCAAAGCGGGACTACAGCGATAATTTCCAAACTGGATCAAATGCAGGCAGCTGCATTGCAGGATAAAATTGATGCCCTGCGCGAAAAGAACAGCACGCTGACCACGCAGCTCAACCTCGAACACCAAAACGCCTACATGGCCGGTGTTGTAGGACAGGCTGTAGCACCCGTGAACGCCGCTGTAGCGGCTTTGCAGAATGACGTGAATAGCATCAAGTGCAAGCTGCCCGAAACGGCTACCGTGCCCTATTCGCCTATTGTCGGTGTGCCTACGTGTATTGCCGCACAATATGGTCTCGGATATGGTGCAGGGTTTGGCTTTGGGGGGAGCGGCGGATTTTGGGGATAATGCTATTATTCGCCGATAGGTGAAATGTTCTTTGACTTACTGATAAGAGGCTTCCCAATCCGAAAGCCAGCGCCAATGAAATCCTTTCAATGTGCGAGTTGGTTTTCGAATGCATTCATATATTCCTCCGATGTGAAATCCGTGTAATTGATGGGCTTCGGATGCTGTTTTATATTTTGCAACCAATATTCCATTTTTAATCTGGACAATTGGCTTTCTGTTTTTCTTGTTGGGTATTCTTCGTGCTTTTGCTGCACACTCTCTTGTGACAGGGTTAAGCATGTTCATTGAACGAGTACACCAACGAAGATTACGTGCCACATTGTTCGTCCGGTTCCCATCTATATGGTCTACATATGCATAGTTATTAGGATTGGGGATGAACGCTTTAGCAACAAGCCTATGGACTAATTCAGTCTTATCTACTCCGTGTAGGGATGTAAGTCTAACTCTCAAATATCCTCCCCGATTTGGGCGAGGAGTTAATATGCGAGGTTTAGTCATCCAACTATTGTTATTACCTCCGCTCACGCGATGGGATAGCGATGAAACCCTACCATAATCAGATACCGCGAAATAGCCGAGCGTACCATCAATAATACGCCATTCTTCTCCTTCGAGAGCAACACTCTCTATGAATTCCCGATTTGTCATTGCCAAACAATTTAGTGGTGCCAAACGAGAAAAAGAGGGAAGGACGTTTGGCAAGCCCTTATCAGTTGGTCATGACTCCAACCTATCCCGATGTAAAATTAGTTATAATAACTTAAAATACAAAAATATGGCAGTATTCCCATTTCAGTATGTTAACCGCAGAGGCATACCGGTACTAAAAACTACAGGCGTGACAGTGGAGACCACAGGGGTTGTGTTTTCCTTTCCTAACCACGCATTTGCAAATTCGTGGTACCGGGGACTCGTGCTGGTTGAGTTGGTACAGGAAATCCCTGCCGGCACAACGGGAACACTTCCCGTGCTGTTTGAAACCAACGGGCAAAATAAGAATCTGACGACGTACAACGGAGCAAATGTTACAGTATCGGATATTCCGGGGTCAGGGGTATACCAGATATGGTATGACAAGCAGACCGATACTTTGCAATTGATGACCGGTGCCGTCTGAATTAAAAAAAACAATTAACCGAAAGACGGGGAGGAGGGCTCCTTCTCCCCTACCTTTCACAAATCATTAACCAAGATGTTTCAGAACTTGAGAAAAGGCTCCTTAGTCTACGTTTTCGACAACAGGGAACAGCCTAAGTTTTATACAGCCAACGTAAAAGATGTATCGGCACCGTATTTCCCGCCCCAAAAGCCCGGGCAATTCTCGCCGATGCCGCAATTCATCAACATCTCGATAGAGGGCAACGAGCCCTGGGGCGTCCCTATGCAAGCGGACATCGTTTCGAAAGACGGCCTTACCGTAGCGACGACACGTGAAGTGTTGAAACCGACCATCATGGAGGCACAGCAGGCAAGCCGTGACATCGTGGAATCATTCGACAGGCACAAAGCCAACCTGAAGGTCTACGATGAGATCCTGATGCAGCTCGATCCCGAAGCTGCGCGTTCAAAAGAGCTCGAAGCCGAAAACAGGGAGTTGCGGAAGATGCTCGCTGACATGAACGAACGGCTGAGCCAGATACCGACGGCGGAAGAACTGAGGAGCCTTGTCAAGTCTGAACCACCTGCAAAAACAAAGTAACTATGGGTTGGAGAATCATAGGTGAAGGCCGTGGCGGCTTCGGCGGCCACGAAGAGGAGATGGAGCGGGAGCTCCGACGCGCCTACGAAGAAGGCTTTGAAGAAGGCCGGCGTGAAGGCCGTGGCGGATACGGTGAGCGTGGCGGCTACGGACAAGGTGGCGGCTACGGACAAGGTGGCGGCTACGGCGAACGTGGCGAGTATGACCGCGGCGGGTATGAGTATGACGACGCCTACGGCGAACGCCGTGGCGTAAGGGGTACAGGCCCCTATTCGCGGTATCGCAGGCGGTAAACCGGAGGGAGAGGGCCGCAGTGCCCTCTCCTATTTTAAATCGAAAAATATGGACAGGTTAGATACACATGAAAACTTCCCGGCAGGGTTCCGGGAATATCTCGAAAATTACGGTTGGCACTTTTCAAAGAAGATGTGCGAATTCGCCGTTTCCCGCATGAAGGACAGGAACGGCAAGAAGATAGAGCCCTATTCTAAGGATAAGGTGGATGCGCTGCTCAAGCAGTACGGCATCGAACTCAAAAAGGATAAGGGGTATGACTGCGTGTACGTCTGCAACATGGCATTGTCGGATTATTTCGGGTCGTCGATACCCAATCCACAATACCTGGCGATGTTCATACGTGACTATATCGACGATGAAGACGGATACGACGGCTTGCCATTTACACGCTACTATGCCGATACCATCGGCTCGGGAACACCCATTCTGTGGGAAGAGATGATGTAGCCATGGAAGAATATCCCCAGATCAGCGAATTCACAAACGACAACGGCGAAATAAATGAAAAATATCGCAACGCTCGTCCGTAACCTGCCTGCCGACAAGTACCAGGAACTGGCCGGGGCGGTGAACGACGTATTCGAGAACAAGCGCTTCAACCGGGCGCAACGAAGGAGACTGGCGCGAAACTGGCGCAAGTACGGGAAAAGGGAGGAAAAATGAAGATTCGGGACTTGAGTATTCACAAGTATGGATGGACGTTGCGCATATATTATGCCGTGACGTGCTACTATACGGGCGAAATACTCAAGTCCCTTACCGACATCGGATGCCCCGATACGGTTCTTCATCGCGTACAGGGGAATATGGTGAAGTGCGAAATGGATACGGGATTCACCTACTCCAACAAGGAGCATCGGCAAAGTGTCATCGTAATAGGGATGCACTCCTCGCCGTGGGAATTTCTTAACAGCTTTGAGCACGAACTGCGGCACCTCGTAGACGATATAGCCCTTACTCTCGGCCTGCCGATGGCCGGGGAAGAGGTAGCATACCTTACCGGCGAAATAAACCAGGCACTATGGGAAGATGTGCACCAATTCACCTGTTGTAAATGTAATGGACATGGAAAAAGATGACACCCAATACTGGATGGCGATGCTCGAAGTGAGCGAATGCTGCACACCCATATTCGCTGCCGTCGTATGCGAGTTGATGAATACGATTTGATTATTCCAGAAGTTTCACCAGATCGGTTTTCATCTCCTCGTCTATGTCGCGGTAGCGGGCAAATGCTTTGCTGCCTTCGGTATGCCCCGACAAAGAGCCCACAAGGTTAGGGTCTTTGACCTGCTTATACAGATTCCCGATAAAAGTACGGCGCGCCATATGGGATGACGCAACTTGGTAGAGCGGTTTTTGCTCAGGCTGCCTATTTAATGGATTCAAGATTGTTACTTTGCGCTTTAGTCCAGCAGCAAGAAATATTCTCTTGATAGCTTGATTATACTTCTGCTCGCTGATTAATGGTAAGAGCGACGGCCCCTCATAGTCAGAATAACGCTCTAATATCTCATTGGCGATAGAATTTAGGGGGACGCGAACTGTTATAGGTCGCCCATCTTTTGACTTACGGGGAATGTACTCAATAGCGCCACGGATTAGATTGTCCTTTGTTAATGTGTACAAATCACCTACTCGGCATCCAATCAAGCACTGGAACACAAATATGTCTCGCTGAATAGATAACTTTGGATGCCTAGAAAGATTGGTATGGTAAACCTTATTACGTTCTTCTATTGATATATAGAATGGGGTGCCATAAACACAATCATCGATTGTATATTTTTTAAATGGATTATTCGTCGTCTTTTCATTATCAACAGCCCAGATAAAGATAGTACGCAGCTTCTTCATCATACCACTAATCGTATTAGATCCTCTGGGATTCGGTTTGCGAGATTCTGGTATTTGCTTATATATTTGAGGCTGGGATAAAACGATGACATGTTCATTTCGCATATAATTATCGAGGATATACAAATCATCCAATGTCATAGTGTCTATATCTAAAATATAGCCATCCTCCTTTGTTTGTCTCCACATCTCAAATCGCCTTAATACTCGAAACAAGACCCTAAAGTTGGCCTGACGAACCTGTGACAATTTGCGTTTTTGGAGAAATTCATCACACAACTCAAAAAAGCGTTGCTTTTGCAAATGAAATTTTTCGGGATGCAAATATTTATCAACTTCAATGCAGAATGATTCAGAAGATATATTATCTTTGTTAGGCAACGAGGCGTATACATCTAATAAAATAGTTTTCCACTTTGCTACATTCGCATTGAATACTCCCCGTGCGATCGTATCATAAACTACCTTTGCTTTAATTTCGTGCCGTTTCGCGTCCCAATGTGCCGGATTTATTTCTAAATTTGACGTGTAAAAAAGTTGAATGTCCCGTCCGTCCCGAATACGAAACCGAACTTTACATTTTGCTCCTTTCTTTGAAGAACGAACGAACGCAGAAATAGTAGCCATCGGAGTATTGATTTAGTGGTGGTGCAAGTTTAGCTTTTTTGCACCACACAACCAAATACAAATGTCCCTACTTGTCCGGAGTTGTCAAAAATAAAACTATGTAAAACACCTATAATCAAATACAATAGCTGAAATATCAATAAAATACCGATTTAGGAAAAGGCAGTCTTTTATCCCCTGAGGGGGTACAAAGC